TATAACAAGCTTCGGCCAAAAGACGCTGTTGAACACAAACTTGTTTACAGTTAGTTGGATCCTTGCTAGGTTTTGTAACTACAATTGTAGCTATTGCTGGCCCTATGCTCGTAGCAGCACTCCTGATCATCAAGATTTAGCAGTATATACTAACACAATTGACGAAATAAAGCGCCAAGCAAGAGAAAACGGCTTTACTGACTTTCACTTTAGTTTTAGTGGAGGTGAGCCTACTGCATATAAATACTTTGGGAAGGTTATAGACCATTACTGTAGTGATACAGCTCCTGAGTACCAGAGTATCCACATGACAACCAATCTAAGCCCAGGAAGCAAATGGTGGAACAACTGGTTAGAATCTACAAGCAGTTTGCAACGTAGAAGTATAACAGCAAGCTACCATGCAGAGTTTGCAAATGAACAGGAGTTTGGGGATAAATGTCTCCAATTAATGAAAAATAATGTATATATTACGATCAATCAAGTTATGGTTCCTGAAATGTTTGAAGAGCTTTACGAACGTTTACAGCGATTTGCCGCCAGAGGCATTAATGTTACTGTCAAGCCACAGTCCGATCCTACAGCCTCTCGTGTGGTATCCGGATATACGGATGTACAACTCGGCTTGTTGCAAACAGGATTCCCACAAAGAATCCCAGACGAATTTAAAAAAATAATACCGTTATTGCAAGTAGAATTGCAAGACAAAGACGGTAACGTCTACTACGTAGATCAAGCAGAACGCTTTAATTCCTTCGGATTCAACAAGTTCAAAGGCTGGAGTTGTAATGCAGGATACCAAGGATGCGTCATTAGAGAGAATGAAGTTAAGCGCAGCTACAGTTGCCATGACGAACCTCTAGGCACGTTAGACGGCGGCTTTGAGCTCTTTAAAGCGCCACGTAAGTGCATTACTCCTACTTGCGTAAGTAGTGCAGATAGTAAACTACCAAAGGTAAAGTATGAAAGTTGAAATACAAGATGTGTTATTCTGGATGGATGCTATTCGTAATAGTGAAGATCGCTATCGTACTCTAGAAAGCTTTTGGAAAGGACAAGTCAACAGTAAAGTTTGGCTCATTGAACAATTAACTAAAGTGTATAAAGCGCATTATAGTAAATCTAATATAGTAATTTTTGGTGGCTGGAACGGAGTACTATCAAATCTGCTATTTAATAGTGATATGTCCATTAGGCACATTACAAGTGTAGATATAGACCCTGTATGTGAAGAAACAGCGTGTACAGTAAACAAGCGTCAGGAAATCGAAGGACGGTTTACCGCAGTAACAGCAGATATGTGTGATTATTCATCTCCTGCAAATATTATTATTAACACAAGCTGTGAACACGTTACGCAAGAACAATACGAACAATGGTTAAGTAATCAACCAGACGATGCAATATTTGTAATACAGAGTAATAACTATTTTGACTTGCCCGAACATATACGTTGTGCAACAGACGCAGATGACTTTATGCGTATGAGTAAAGTTAAACCTCTATGGCGAGGTGAATTTGAAACTCCTATGTATACACGCTATATGATTATTGGAAAAAAGAAATGAAGCCTACTTTAAAATATTCAGAAATGTACATTACCAATGTATGTAATTACAGTTGTACACATTGTCAGAGCTTTAATAATTATGCTTTCAAAGGACACCAGCGGTGGGACGACTATAAAGATGAGTACGAACTGTTAAGCAAAAAACTTGATATTGGCATAATACAACTTATGGGCGGCGAGCCTACACTGAATCCTGATTTCAATAAATGGCTCAAAGGTATATCTAACTTATGGCCAACTGCTAAATTACAAATATCTACTAATGGGTCAACACTTAATAAACTAACACAAGATGTTTATGATGTACTATCAAAGAATAATGGTACACTTTGGATAACATGTCATGATATAAAACTTTATGACGGCTTTTTAGACTTTATTAACACATTCCTTGATGTAATCGTATCTGATACTGGAGAAGCTCCTGCTCGCAGAGTGTCTAGAATATTCATTGATAAAAACGGTGTTGAAGTAATTCTTGACTGGTCACAAACATTTAGAGCTAGTGCAATGGACTTAGTTAATAAGCAACTAACACTGGGGTACGATAGCGATGTAGACGAAGCACACGATGTTTGTGGATTTAAAACTTGCCATCAACTTAATAAAGGCAAATTATACAAATGTCCATTAGTAAGTGTATTACCAGATTTTTTAAATCAATTTAATGTTGCAGTTGCAGATAAAGAGTTAGCACATGCATATCAACCAATGTCGCACGATGATGATGTTGAGAAATTTGTAAACAATTTAGTTAATCCTATACCGCAATGCAAATTTTGTCCTAGTAACTATAACATAGGACACGACTTTATTGGTACTGATAAAAAAGTTAAACAAACTTAAATTCAGTAGCAATACACATACGAGGCTCACTTGGCATATGTGCATCTACAGCATGTAAAATAGTATTGTCCATAATAACAATATCGCCTTCTTCGATAGCAAGTCTAAGTACGTCACTATCTTGATATTCGCTAGGCCAATCACCGTAATTGCTGTTGTGTATAAAAACTAAATTTGATCCACCCAAAGGAGCTTTAGGATAGAATAACATTATTAGAGTTTTTTCATCTTCTTCGGTATACCTATCCCAGTGATTTCTAGTTTCGCAACCTGCATAAGTTAAATTAATCCACATATTATCAAATTGTAAATCAGTGGCATCTGAATACAAATTAGCATACTTTATTCCTGTTTGTTTAAGTGTATCTAATAGTATATTAAATTGTTTCGCTTTATCGCTAGTTAATGTAAAATTAAGATCTGTACTACAAACTCGTCCACCTCTTGCGTACGGGTGACTAACATCTTTATTTTCAGGAAGCATAAGATGCTTCATTACTTCGTCATGTAGTTCGTTCGAAAATAATGTGTTTATATCATTATTTTTAATTATAACAACTGGTAATCCAAATATTGATAATATCATAATACTTCTTTCTTTACTTCACTTCGTTTAATCCAAATTCTCTATCTAGGTATTTCCATTCAATTTTAACAGGATCCCATTGTTTTAACTCTGCAAAAATAATGTCTTTATTTAAAGCACCACATGTGTAAACATCTAGTTGCACAAGTGCTGGCTCAACAGCGTCCCATACATGTATTGCAATATGACTAGTTTCGATTACAACTACGCCAGTTAATCCTTCGTTACCGGGCATGTCAACATATGCAGTAATAGGCCCTCGGCATACTTTCATACCAATTTTATCTACTAGTTCAGTAAGCCAATTTTGTAACCAAACTTCATCTCTTGGAGGGTTGTTAACTTCGGTACGAATGATCAAGTGTTTGTGTTCTAGTAATTTCATAAGTTATCTAATTGTTCTTTAATACAGTCTTCAGCATGGACTATGTACTTATTATCACTAGAAATGCCGGTGTCGTTGATTAACTTTATTCCACCGGCTCGCTTAATAACATCTTGTACAGTTAATTGTTCCATACTAAATAATTGACCTTTTAGAACCACGCCTTTTAGTATCTAATGTACTGCAATGAATGCCACCTTCCCAGAACAGCATATGACGTTGGTCACATACATGACAATCAATTCCGTGTGTTTTTAAGAATTTAAATAGATCTGGAACTTTTCGTCCAAAGATAAGGTTGTTTCTATCCACAACTAGTACGTTAAAGTCAAAGCAACAGTCTTGGTTATATCCTGTCCAATTACCTAAATAATTTTCAACCCAGTCTAATTCGTATCTACCACCTTTAGCAATGAAGTTTCTTTTGTATTCTTTTGTCTTCGGTGAAGGAACAAATTGTTCAGCATCGATTAATTTTAAATGCCGCAATGCATGTGGTACCCATTCAATGCCAGCATGTAAAACTGTCTCGTCGTCGATCATAAGAAATCCGTGATCAATATGTCCGTAGTTTTCAGCATGCCCGTTAGTGTTTTCTATAAATTCAAAGTCTGTTAAATTACGTTTAAGCCATTCGTAGCCTTTTTTACTACCAGGTCCATCGGCGTCTATAATAATTTTATCACCTACAGGATACATAGTTGCTGTGTGAAATAATATTCTGTCTTTTAATTTACTATAATAAATGTTAGCTCCGGGCTCTTGCCCCGGCATGTACCATATGTCACTTGGCGTAACAGGAACTAATGGAGGAGCAGCTTGGCTAATCCAATTATAGCCCTCGTCAAACATTTCTGAAAATATATTATAAAAACTTAGTCCATCAAAATACCGATCAGTTAAGCTAGTGTATGTTTGGATAATAGTTTTATCTAATACTTTGTATTGGTCTCTAGGAACGGTTGGTCCCATTGGAAACTTTACATCAAACCCTGACATTGCGATATGACCATCGTAATGATATACGTCTGGTCTCTTAACTGTAACTCCGGCTGCTTTTAAGAAGTCTGCTAATTTGTCAAAGTCTTCTTTTGTTTCGTCTAGTATTTGATTAAACTGTGATAAGTTCTCATTTGGAAATAAATGATCTAAGTCACCACCTGCATACGAATCTGCAACAATAACTTCTTCTAGTGGGTCGTATTCTGTGTAAACCATATTAGGTTCTCCTGTAGTGCTTCAAAGTATTCATCGCCCGCGTTCATCGGTATTACATAAAAGTGTTTGTCTTTTTTATTGTCGCTTCTAGCAGCTTTAAATATTAATCCATATCTACTAGTAACTACGTGTCCGTTATTTTCAAATACTGAAATAGCACGTTCTACTATTTCGTCATGCTTTTCTAATAAGTTATCACGTTCTAGAATATCTAAGTATTTTATAGCACTAGCTATTCCTGCTAAACTAAAGCTGTAAGTAAATCCGTGTTCCCAGAAAAAGCCTTCAGGCAGAACATTTTCAATTCTCTCATTATATAATACCATACTTAGGGGGAAAAATCCACCTGTTATTGCTTTGCCCATAGTTGAAATATCTGGCTTGATAGGAGTGTCATGCCAACCTACATAGTTACCTGTCTTACCACCACCAGTAAAGATATCGTCAAATATAATTACAACATCGTGGTCTGTGCGTAGTTTGTCTAAGTGTGCCCACCATTCATCAGTAGGAGGTAGCAGCGCAGAACCGTATGAACATGGTTCGATCATTACAGCAGCCACATTATCCCAGTCTATATCTTGCTCTGCCCAGATTCTGGATATGCGTCTTGTATTCTGATGCGGCTCTAGTGTATAAAATGGATTGTCCATAAAGTTTTCGTAGCCTACGCTGCATGTCATCATAGTACTACCGTGGTAGCTGTCGCTGAACCCTACAACTATGTTCTTATGTTTGTTGCCTTTTTGCCATTGGTATGCAGTAGCTAATTTAATAGCGCCTTCATTAGCATCGGACCCACTAAGTGAATAAAAAGACTTCATTCCAGTTAGTGCATGAACTCTGTCGGCAAATTCAAAGCTGATATGATTTAATCTGTTAGCACCGCCCTTTGACATTTGGTTTTCGCCAAGCTCAGGACGTTCGCCTTTGAGTACATCTGCAACAAAGTCTACGATTTCGTCTTTTTGGTATCCTAATACAAATGCACCAAAGTGCATAAGAGGATCTATAACTTTTCTACCTTCTCTAATTTCACCATAATTCCACCTCGGTAACGGTAAAAGTATGTCTTGGACTTGGTGTTCAGGTATTAATCCTTTAAATTTCATGTTTGTTTCCTATTCAGTGTTAAACTATTTATATGCGTAGTTAACTATCTATGTAGTTCTTGAATATTTCACATCCTCTTTCCATTGTTATTGGCTCGTTATTTTCTAATAACACAAAACAAAAGGTCCAGCGGTATTCGTCGCCAGGATTCCATGTAGAGTGAAGCTGTCCAACATTAATAAGACTAGGCTTGTTTATAACAGCTTCGTACACTAAGTCACAGTCGTCAAAATCTGCTATTATGCTATAGTCTATGTCAATGTCAGGATTAATACCAGCCTCATAAAACTTCTTATTAGATCCACTGGCTGTGCCACCGTAAAATTTTTCATACTTTGTTTCGTCTCTAATTTTGTACCATCGTGTGGTGCTATCTTCCGGCCCCCATGTAAAGTTTAATTTACATACGTCTGCGGTCCCAGGCAACATTCCAGGATCGGCATGAAGTGGTACATCGCTGCCACCTGGACATGTATAAAACGCTTCTAAGATATTAGATAATTCTAGCCCAAGACTTTGAATCCACTCTCTAAAAGGTTGATAAACATCGCTTTCTTCCATTGCAACTGCAAAACGTTCGCCAGCATAATTAAATTTTTCTGGTTTAGTAAACTCAAATGGAAGTGTTAAGTATCGGTGGTATATATTTTCAGTCATTGTTCTAAAATCTCCTTTAAATAATCTTTGTCCCAGAACGAGTAATACGATGTATTTTGTAGTGTATCTCTGCCCTTTTGCAGCCCAGCCCTGTCTTGGCATAATAATATATTATATTTTCCGTTACTAGTTTGTACTCCATTAATATTAGAATATCTATCTATACCGTCTGGCAAAAATACTAAAGAAGGATAAAAACTATTGTACTCTTTTGCAATAGTATCTAGTTGTTCGAATGTGTACTTGTTGTCTAGTATATAAACTATTAGTTCTAATGAACCTAGCACAGGATTAATATTGAGGTCTACTAAATGTTCTACTTTGTATCTAGCTTTTTTGGCAAACGGACAAACAGGTAATCCTCCTAATTCAGAACGTGTTTCTGAAATCTTATCAATCCATTCAGAAATACCTTGTTCGACGCTACTCACTACTAGCTTTCCATTTTTTGCTAGGTACATTTCCAAAGATATTACTCTTAAGCCATGCGTAGTTGTTTTCGCCTAATGATGAAATATACTTATGTTTATTATTATTAAAATCAAAATGCATCTTTGCTAATATTTTATCTGCATCGCTAGAGTTATTCCGAATGTCGAAATCTATATTCCAGTGAGCTGCAAGTTGTGCCCACATATAATCAGGAAACATAGTATATCCTGTAATAGCCCCAAGCATACTATTACGTTTGTTATAAATTTTGTCTATAACTAAAGATGCATGATCGTTTGCTTTTCCCATTACCTGCATGTCTGTCCAAAATTTAGTATCTGTTCTAGGACTAAGCGTATAGTGTACTAAAATAAAATCAGCAATGTCGTCAATAGTACATGCCATTTTTTCATTATACGAATCATAATTTGCTAGATTTAATACTTCGTTCAATCTTCTAATACTAGTAACTATGGTGTATAGCGCATTTGCTTCAAGTGGCTCGACAAATCCACACGTTAGGCCAACAGCTACACAGTTTCCGTTAGCAAACGTTTCTAATCTCTCAGGCTTCCATTTAATTAATCTTGGTTCGTTTTTAGGAGTCTTAATTTGTTTTAGAAAATGCTCTTTAGCATCCTCGTCACTAACATGTTGTGAACTAAAACAGTAGCCGTTCCCGGCACGATGATATAGTCCTATATTAAAACGCCATCCGTATGGCTCTGCAATACTTTGTGTATAGTTTACCATCTCGGATTCAGGATTGCTATAATCGGTTTGGCACACCCAGGCACTATCTATTGGATGATCGTATGTTTTTGTTTTCCAGTCTAGTGCATTAACTAATACTTTACTAAACCCGGTACAGTCGATAAACCAGTCAGCAGTTATTATAGATCCATTGTCTAATTCGATTGAACTAATGTCTTCTTCGTGTACATTTACTTTAATAACGTTGGCAATTATATTAGTAATATTAGGAGCAACTTTAGTTTTAATATAAGTGCCTATAAGCTCTGCGTTAATATGATGGGCATAACTGTGTGCTTGATTTAACACAGCAGTATTGTTATTATATGGAGAAACATTATTTTCCATATAATGAAACTGTGGGCAAAAGTATTGATCAAATCTGTCATACGTATTATTATGCAAGAAGTGAGATAAAATATCTATAGTTCTTGCTTGTGTAGTATTTTCACTAAAATCGTTGCTGGATACATTTTTAGATATATCCTTGTACAGGTTTTTTGCAGGAGTAGTGTAATTAAAGCTAAAATACGACTCGTCATCTGCACCGCACCAGTCAACAAACTTATTTGCATACTTGTGAATAGCACCTGTTTCTTTCATCCAGTCGGTTTCGTCCATGTCAATCTCTTCAAAGAAATCTCGAACGTGCGGAGTAACACTTTCACCAATTCCGATCTTTGGAATAGTAGCAGACTCTACAACTGTAACATTTTCACTACCGTGGTACTTTGCAAGATAAGCAGCAGCCATCCATCCTGCTGTGCCACCGCCGACTATTACTATTTTTTTATTCATGTAACGTAACCTGTAATACTACTCTTGGAGTAGATCCTATATTAGCTGCACCATGTAGTGCAGCACTATTTGCGTATTGAAATATATCACCCTTTTTGTAGTTAGTTGTAACATAGTCTTCGTACATAAAGATGTGTCCGGGTTGCCAGTCTTGTAATGGTATCCAAAATCTATCTGCATTTTGTTGTTGCACAGTATGAGGATCCATATGCATCGGCATAAAGTTGCCAGGCAGCATTTTAGTAATCCACCAGTGTTGCAGTCTGCCGCATGTTGAAATATTTGGAACGTCTATTTGTAAATTGTCTTTATCAAACATTTGAAAGTACACCGCAGTAGGATCATAACCAGCATCAATTGCTTTTTGCCACTCACGTTTTCCTTTGTCTCCATCTGGAATACCGCCTTGCTTAGGACGCAACATGCCTTCTTTAGACATTACTTGCTCTACAACTTGGGTAATCCAGTTGTTATTTTCTATATTACCTAAATGTTTCATTAACAATATTTAGTTACTAGTCCTGCACTCTTATTGCCAAACTGAAGAACATAGATCGGGCCTCGGCGATAAGTACACAATAACAGGAAAACATATGTCTAAGTATTGGTACGATAAAGAAGATACAATTCTAGGGAAGTTTCAACGTGACCTAGAAACTAAATCAAGTTGCACGTTTTGTGTACTACCGTGGATACACTTAGCAACTCGTCCTAATGGCGATATGAGATTATGCTGTACTGCAAATGCAAGCGGCGCAGGAGAAAATCACACTGTTGGATTGATCAAAAACAAAGACGGCAGTCATGCTAACTTTGGAAAAGTTACTCCTATGGAAGCATGGAACAGCGACTTTATGAAAAATGTTCGTACTACTATGCTTGCAGGCGAAATACCAGCAAGTTGTACAGGATGCTTTGACGAAGAATCACAAGGCATTGTTAGTAAACGTATCTGGGAAACTTATACTTGGTTAAATGACGAAGGTGTTGACGCTGAAGAATTAATACGCCAAACAGAAGAAGATGGCACTGTGCCTGAACGCTTGCAATACCTAGATTTGCGTTTAGGACATACTTGTAATATTAAATGTGTAATGTGCAGTCCACATGATTCAAGCAAGTGGGTTGCAGACTGGCAGAAACTTGTTCCGCAGTTAGAAGATGAATCTGTAAAGAAACAGATGACATGGGATAAGAAAGAATTTAATAACAAGTGGCACGAAAAAGAATCATTCTGGAAAGAGTTGTATGCACAAATACCTAATCTAAAACAAGTCTACTTTGCTGGCGGCGAACCTTTAATGATTAAAGAACATAAAATGTTTATTCAAGAAATTGTTAGACAAGGTTATCAAGACAAAGTGTTATTACGCTATAATTCAAATGGACTTCTTGTGGACAACGAGCTAATTGAGTTGTGGAGCAAGTTCCGCAAAGTTAAATTTGCAGTTAGTGTTGATGCAAGTTTTGAACGTGACGATTACATACGCTTCCCTGGAAAGTTTGCAGAAGTAGAGCGCACTTTGCATATGTTAGACAATACTCCTGATAATATACATGTTAGTATGGCAACAGCAGTACAGATATTCAACATCAAACATATACCAGACTTTATAAAGTGGAAAGTAAACAGCAACTTTAAGAAGATGAATGTAGGACGAGTACACAATATGATGATGGGAGGTGGACTTGTTAATGCACACTTAGTTCATATACCTACATTCCTTAACATTACAATGTTACCTGAAGCAGACAAACAAGATGTACGCGAACGCTTTGCAGAACTTAAAACATGGTTATGGGACAATTATACACAAGACGATGAATTTTGGATACACAATCCTAAGGGCTGGCGACAGTGGACAGGATTATTAAAGCATATGGATAGTCGAGATAATAGTCATATGCTGCCAGGCTTTAAAGAGTATGTAAACAAACTAGATACAATACGTAAGCTAGATGCTGCATCTATATTTCCTGAACTAGCACACTTACTGTGAAATCGTTAATTAAAATCTGTTAGGATTAGTTCGGTCAAATGTAACAGGCATAACATTTACTTTTTGTATATTAGTTACATGGTAATCCCATGTTTTTACAAATTCGCTAGCAATTAAATTGTGAGTAATAGTGTTGTTTAAATAACTCAATGCTTCTGATGGTAGTGGATGTGCGTCACCATAGTTTGGTCTAGATTTGTTTTTAATAATATCATTTAACATTGGGTATTTTATATTCTTAAACATATCTTTATATAACTGTATGACTTCTACTCCTTCTATATAATCACTATCATTAATAATTCCTTGAGAAAGATTAGTTTGATAATCAGACCACTGTTGTTCAAATTCTTCAACAGTTGCAATTTTCTTTTTAATGTCTGTTTCTACTCGGTTCATATTCGGCCGTATTAGCGGCAATCCATTTAAATTTACCCAATCAACATTCCAGGCATCTAATAAGTGTTGGGTAGCGTCAATTGTTGCAAAATCTCTAATCATAAGTCCTTTGCCTTGATTTGCAAATTTCTTAGCCCATGACTTTCCGTATACTTTTTCTCGTTGTATAGTAGGAGTTAATAACCAATCATCGTTGACATATCTATCTTCTCTAGAACAGCTAGTCCACATTACTATAACTAAGTCATCTTTATTAAAGGTATTGCGCTTGTTACATTCTATAATAGAATTAAAAATATATTGATTGCCTGCACCACCGCATCCCCAGTTTTCGTATATAGGAATGTTATTTCCAACTAAGTCAGCCCAAGTAGGCCATATGTAATTAGTAAAACTGCATCCAAATGCAAAGAATCTTTTGTATTTACGAACGTCTAAATTAGTTATTTGCATTTTGTTAACGGAATATCAGCAGCGCATGTACAAAATTTACGAGAACAAGTAATAGCCTCTTGAGGAACTTCAAACGTATTATTATATATATTGCCTAAACTTCCTCCTACCCTGCAAGTTGCACGATGTACATCCCCGTCCCAATTAATCATTAAACTTTCAAGGCCTGCATTACACTTCCATCCTTTGAACTGATTTAATTTATGCTTAATAACATCGTTGGCATGCAGCATATCATTATCGTCAATGATACAGTTTGGCTTTACAGTTGCAACTTTACTTAATATCCAATCTAAGTCTGCTGTCTGATAGCGTAAATCGTCAAACCATTCTCGATTATCTGCTTCGGTCCATCTGATACGTCTGCACACATATGGAATGTTATGTCCTTCTAACAATGTAGCTGCTGCTCTAACTTCGTCCATGTGTTCGTGATGTGCCATTAGATTGACTTGGTATAGTGTAGCCATGCCTTCCATATCTAGTAGTTGCGAGTACTTAACAACGTTTTCAGCAGCTCGCCGACTGTGTTTGTTATCAAAATGTAAACTAAACACCCATTGGTTTACTGGTTGCTTAATGTACCAATCTGATGAGCGTAGCCCATTAGTTGTAACACTTAGCCAATCTAAACTATCTCTGGCACATTTTAATATTTCATTTATTTTAGGATGTACAGTTGGCTCGCCACCAGTTAAACTAAGACGTATTGGTTTATCTAATTCCGCTAATTTATATATTGCAGCAGTCATTGTATCTATATTAGTGTGCGGACTAAAGTTATCGTGTATTTCCGCAGGACAGTATCCGCAATCTAAGTTACAGCGTTTGCCTATATTCCATTCTACATGAACACTGGTATGATGTCCCCATCGACTTTCTACTTTAAACATACGGAATAAATTCTGGATTAGCTGCAAGGAAGTCTTGCCCACGAGTTTTATCTAAGCGTTTGTTAAACTCTATACAGTCTTGCCAATGTGTTTCATACATGCACTTTGCTTGTAAGAAGTTAATGTTATCTTGTATCTGTTGTAGTGTTACAGTTTCTAATAGTTTATGCTGTTTAACCATCGGGTATTCTAATACTTCTGTTTTCATTTGTTCTAAACGTGCTATTACTTTTGCTTTTAGTTCTGGCGGCAATACTTGCGCACTTAATGATTTAGGATAAGATACTCTGTGAGAATAAAACACAATTCCTAGTTCGTTAATAAAGTAATCAATAACTTTATCAATCTGCATTATGTTGTTTGATTGTACAGTAAATGCACCAACTACTCTGCTTACATTAGGAAAACTCTTAAAAACTTTAATGTTTTCTTCTATTACGCTAAATTTACCATTGCCTCTAATGTACTCGTAAACGTCATGTAAGCCGTCTATGCTTACGTTTACAGCTATGCTTTTAAACTTAGGCCAATAGTCATGGATCGTTCTGCCACCTTTAATGCCCAGCGTAGTACCGTTTGTAGCGTACTTTAGTTCAATGTTGTCACCGTACTCTGCAAGCTTGTCTAGTATCTTGTAATGGTATGGATCCATTAGAGGCTCACCGCCTGCAAACTCTACACGCCTAAAGAATGGTAATAGTTTTTCAAACGATGACCACCAGTTGTCGCTATTATCGAATGGTCCTATATACTGCCCTGGCTTAGTTACAAGTGATTCTACAATAGGAATTAATATGTTATCTTCTTTTTTATAAAACTCTGTTACTTGATCCCAGTCCTTCCAGCTAGTACTGTCTAACGGATTACACATACGGCATTTTAAGTTGCATAAGTTGTTTAGTTTAATTTCCATAGTAGGAAGTTCAAACGGCATTGTATAATCTTCTTCTAATGCATCAAGTGCATCAGGGTACAAGTTGACTCTAGCTTCAGGTATTACCCCTGCTATATGACGCTGTCGTAAGCTCTGCACCCCCTGATCTTCTAGGTCAAAGCAAGGTTTGCACACTTCTGGACGTTCGTTATTAAGAACTTGCTTGCGTACTTCGCGCATGGCATCACCATTCCACACTTCTTCTAGTGTTTCGTTTTGAATATAGCCAATAGGCGCACTACGGCAGCATATCTTAATGGCACCGTCTTCGCGGGTAGCTAGTCCTGTAAAAGGATGCATACAAAATGTACATGATTTATTATTCATAAAAGTACTTATCCATTAACTACACACATAAATAAATATATGATAGCACAGACTAACTACCTTGTCAATGATAAAATTAAAAAAGAGTTAAAGTCTGCTGATATAGATGTTAACTTTAAGTTACCTTTAAATGAGCCTACTGGGGACTTTTTCTACGATGCGTGGACTATTAAAGAAGAATACAAAGGCACAGTATGGGACAAACTAGTATCTACATTACCTAGCAACATAGGCGAAGCACGATTAATAAAACTAGAGCCTGGACAGGCATATCGCTCGCATGCAGATATGGACGATAGGTATCATTTTAATATCCAGGGCGAACGTAGCTTTGTATTATATACTGACGCTAATTTAATATACCCGCAGGTAGAATCAAACTATTGGTTTGATATGAACGCCGGTGAACTGCATAGCGCAGTAAATACAGGACGAATTGATAGAATACAATTAGTAGTTAGGAAACTACTTAATCAAAATATATTAATAGATCCTGTGCATATAACAATGACATTAACTACATTCACGCCTGATTATAGATATGTGTTTGATGAGTTTTACAGTCCCTGGCTTAATGCAGCAAATAAAAACGGAATAGTAAATAGCTTTGTGTATAACACTAACTACGTTTCGTTTAACATTGAAAGTAGTCATTTAGAAGAATTTAAATTAATCGAAACTTCGTATTTTAATTTAGCAGTAGGAACAGCAATATGAAACATTACTTAGGAAAACTACCGCCGCATTTATGTGACTCGTTAATTAACGAATGTCTACAACATACTGTGACGCCGTTTACTGGTAATAGAGATCTTGATCCTGGGCATGCATTTTACGAAGATCATTTAAAACAAAAACAACTAGCTGACAAACACGGTTATTCAAAAGGCAACAGTGTAGAATTCTTTCATTACAGACCAGGCACTCACTACGACAAAGAAGTTAACAAAATAATTGGCAAGGCATCTAATACCACAGTATTACAAAGTTTTATTAGTGAAATACGTCCTGGAAAGTGCGCTCCTTGGCATTGGGATATTCCTAGTCTAACAGAGGATGTTAACTTGGTCGGGTATACTAAAGAACAGTTAATGAGATGTATTTGTTTTATAGATAAACCTAAACCAGGACAAGCATTTATGGTCGAAGACGAATGTTTCTATATGGAACCACAAGGTACTATATATCGCTATCCGAAACTAGAAAGCTGGCATGCAGGATTTAATGCCGGGCTAGGCACTAAGTTCCTTTTTACATTTACAGCCTTAGTAAGTTCCACTTAGTTTTAATTTTTCTCTAAATGCATCAGTGAACGTTCCGTCAATACGCATACCGTATGTAGGACTCATAACACGATTCCCTCCGTGCCAATCTTGATCATTCCAAAAAGCTGCACGAGTGTTAATGCCGTGTTTCATCTTTTTGTCAGGATCCCAAATATAAAATTGATTGCGAGTGTCTGTACGGATATGTATAAACTCGTTGTTATGATCTTCGTATCTGTCTTTGGGCCATATGCCGTTTTGTGCGCCTAAGTCTCTGTGTTCAAATGGCAATCCATCTGCTTCGCAGTGAAAAAACATTACTCGACCAAATGATTTGAATATTTCATTATCCTTAAAGCCTTGTAGCCAACGCATAGTATTAGGAAAGAACTCTGATTCTTCAGTTTCTTTTTTCTCCTCAGGACGATCATCCCAGTCGCCTTCTTCGTGTAAGAAGTAATAGATATAAGGATCGTACGCTTCCATTGCCATTTTAAGATAACGTGTAATTACATTACGCTGCTTATAGTCTTTAAAGTCTGTAGGCCATATTTTCATACCCTCTACTTTAATTGGATCATCGTCGGGCAATGCTTGGAACTCTTCCATTGCAGCATATATAGGTTTCCAATTAAGCGTGTAACTCATGTCTTTAAATTCAAAGCCTGGTTTCATCCAAGTGCCTTCTTTTGCAAACCATCTTGCTTCAGCAAAGCCTCGCATAATTTCTGGCTGCAATTGTTCAAACGTTTCCATGTCTACGTGCTGTTCCATATCTAAGTATGGTCGTCCGTTAATACCTTTAATCATGCTACTTCTCTTTTTTATATACTGTTAATAAATCTAATGGTTCTTTAGTTGGATTTCTAGTAAACATATATCGTTCGATTGGACTGTCAGGAAGGGTATTGCCTTTATTTTTCCAAGCGTCTCTTCTAATAATTTGATGTAAGAAATTTGTTATACCACCTGGCACAAAATCGCACCATGGTCCAGAGCGAAGTTCTTCCATATCAATATCTGTTTCGTCACACCATTGAATAATTCTTATGTCTTTGCCGTCTATTTTAGCCATAACATGATATATATTATTGTCAGCTCCTACAATTCTTTCAAATAATTTATTATTATCCTTACACCATTGTTCGATTGCTTTGTATACGTCACTAACAAATATACGCACTTGTCCAGGATTACGACCAATATCGCTTCCGTAACGAATTCTAAAGTTTTTACTTCGCCATTCGTTGCTACATATTTCGTTCATTATAAAGTCAACTTCTCCTAGAGTCATCATAGTATAACTGATATAACTTATATGTAATCCTTCTGCATGTGCATTATGAATGGCTTCAAGTTGTTTTCTTCTAATTACTTTGTGATCATTATAACTTGGATGATTCAATCCTATGTTAACACTACTTAATCCGCTTGCAATTGCCGACTTTACATAGTTTCTATCTGAAAAACGAATACCGTTAGTCATTACAGACACAGTAATACTAGGATCTAAAGCATTAATTTGTTCAACAAGACTATTAAAGTCCTTACGTAAAGTTGGCTCTGCTCCACTAAGGATGACGCGATGTATAGCATCTTCGCCAAGGGGCCACTTTTTAATTTGTGAAATAATTTTTTCAGCTGATTGATCTGTAAGTGCATTATCAGGTTCGTGATAACAATGCGGACAGGCTAAATTGCACCTGTCAGTTACTTCTATTAGCACTCCGCCGTTAAAGTTGTATTGAGGGTTATCTTGGGTATAGTATATATTACGATAAAATTCGTAATCACTTTCAATCATGTGGTGACTTGTACCGTGTGTTTCACAATGTTTGGCTATAAATACTTGATTATTTTTGTGATAGCGTAATGCCGGAACATGATAATGACAGTGCTGGCATAGACTAACAGTGGGCAACAGTTCATTACCATCGACGTCTTCTATTGCAGAACGTATAGTATCAATTGCGTTCTGCGTAAATTGATTTATACCAACTATTTTAATTTGATCTAACAATTATTAGTTCCTTTATTGTATATTTGTTTTGCTGCATCTATAAAGTCGTCAGTATAGTTTTTTCTAAAACTTTCAAAACATAAATGTTGTAATGTATTTAACGATTCTGGCTCATCCCAACTTATGCCCATAGTCTCTATTTGTGTACGCATTATATCTTGTCTTGTACTGTATATATGACTAGCATGATCTGAAATCTTAATTGAACCTTCACTTTCGTGATAGCAGAAAAAATGATTAAAACTTTTTAATTTTCCGTCTACTATAAAGTAACTGCTAGGATGTAGGCTATATTTGTATAATCCTACATCTTTGTATGCTTGTAATATCTCAAGCATTTGTTCTCTCCAGTCTGGCAGCACACTATCGTAATTTGCTACAGTGCAGTTAGCACGATTCCAAAAGTCAATCCCGTCAACACTAAGGTATAATTTTTGTTCTTGTGCATCGACTTTAAATATGTTAGGAACATGCTGCGGATATTCTTCGGCCATTAGTTGTGAATACTTAACTTCTCGATTCCACTTTTCTGTCATTAATGCAGGATCAAGTACTTCGTTTTGTCCTTTGTGATAAACAGCATCATTGTAAAACCATTGACAAAACAACTGTCTATCTTCTCTCATAAGACTTGTGTAAATTAAATTGTTACGACATTTCCCTTCGCCTGGTATGTCATTCCAGTAGTAATCGTAGTTCATATGTATAATGCCTTGTTGTTGTACTTTTCTAAGCTACGGTTAATTAATGCGTTATGTTTATCATTATCTATAATACCAGCAGTAGTCAATATTATTTTTGGTCGATGTGTTTCTACTGCTCCATGCCATACATTGTTATTATTAAATGCAAAGCACGGACTCTGTATATTTGGATAGTGTTTTTCTCCGTTTTCTTCTTTACTAAAATAAAACGTATTATGTTTAGGGTCTGTTAAATAAATTGTATAACGTCTAGGTTCTGCCGGATTATGCGGATCGTGTGCATCTTGATGATTTGGAATGGGTCCTAATTGATAAAGCATACCACTTACTGTTAATTGCTTAAATGGCAATTGTTTGATACAGTTAGCAAGACTAGGAAATGTTTCCTCAAATCCAGGATGAAAAAATAAGCCTTCGTTTACTCCGTCAGTTCTACGATTGTCCCACATTTCTTTATCAAACCTACGCCAGTCTTTAGGTTCCTTACAAGTTGAAGTCATTGCCCATGCATGCCGGTTTGAAGTTAACTCCCAATAGTCGTTATCTAACAATTTATGATTTTCGAACCATTGCAACAGCAATTCTTCGTTAGGCCATTCTACATCAATATCTATAGGCAAGTATGCTAGATGTTTCATATAGTTCCTTCTAAAGATATTAAGTCGTTGAGTTTATCTTGTTTTAATCTAAAAATAATAGTAACTCTGTCTTCATTACTAGAATTAAATGTGTGATGCGGATTTGTAGTGTTTAACAAATAAGCACTTCCATCTGCAATTAGTTCGTATTCTTTGTCAAATGTTATTGCAGGACCGCTAGTGTGAATAGGCAACCACACAGTGTATTCGTCTTCTGCATCAGTATGCTCGGTAACCTTGCCACCTGGCGGCTGCACACTTACTGCCCAGCGATACCCAAACGGTATCTTATCTTGCAAACAACTAATTATACCAAATGCTAATTCTGTATTACGATAATCTACTGTTTCGTGTTTGCTAATATTCCAAGGAGGACACGGTATTGTAATATCTTTTAAATTACTTTGTATAGCCCAGCCGTGTGTTAATAAGTTAGCAGGATCTTCGTAAGCAGCATCTCGCCATTGTTTGACAATATCATTGCCACACTTCTCCCAACTCCAATCTAAATGTTGGTAGTCTGTGTTTAATTTGTCGTAGTATTGGCGTAGTTCGTTAATACCTAATTTAAAATTTAGTTTTGTTACAGTATCCAACATCGGACTCCTCTGAAAAATATTTATGTAAATACGTTACAATGGGATACAGATACGATTTAACAGACACGCATGTCAAAATTTATTACGAGTCTACACCTGAGTTTGAAAAAGTAAGAGATATTTGCTTAGAGGAAGATAACTGGCTTCGCAATAATTATATTAAAGATAATTTAAAAGTAGAAGAACACACAGGCTACGGTGTACTTTACCAAATCAGCACGGGCAAACCTATGGTAATGGGAGGTGTGTTTAACGACAGTAGATATCCTCCTAATGTTGCTAAACAAATTAACAGACTGTACACTTTTCCAGACTTTAGAATGACTGCTACAGATATGACAGACGGCTTTCGTTGTACCTGTAAACTAATAGATGCACTAGAAGAAGTAAATACGTATGAAGTGTACTTAATCACAATGCAAAATCGTCCTGCAAGACCTAACAGAGGATTTTGGAAAGTATGGTGTAAGCACATGGACATTGCCAGTGAAGGCGCATGGGCATTAGGAACAAATGGATATATACAAACTTGCCCGTGGCCCGTACAAAAGTGTTGGCAAAATTTTGTATGGAAAGAGACAACACAAGGTGCCTTTGACAACTGGGCACCAAAGACAATTACTCATGCTGAATGGAGTAAGTTAGAGGAAGGCAAATGAATTTAAACACCAAAGTAAGACTGTTACAAGGATTCAATCACGTAGTAACCATACCGGCAGTTGTATATGCAGTGTACACACAACAGTATTACCTATTTGCAATTGCTGCAATTTCTTGGTTAATTATTGGACCTATTAGCAGTGTTATAACTCTGCATAGATTACTAACACATAGAAGTTTTAAAACATACCCTTGGTTAGAAACTATACTAAGTTACATTAGCGTTATTAGCACAGTAGGACCTACAATGAGTTGGGTAGCTTTACACAGACAACACCATGCACAATCAGATAGAGAAGGCGATCCGCATAGTTCGTGGGCTGATGGCAAGTTTAATTTTAAAGAAGCAATTAAAGTTTGGCTAGGATACGATTGGAAAGTACCAGCTATCCCAGTAAGGTATATTAAAGACTTGATGCGTAGTCCTACACATAAGTTTATCTTTAAAAACTACTTTAAAATTATATTTGCATTTTCTGCTGTATTACTATTAATAGATCCTGCACTATGGTTATTTGCATATGTTGTTCCTGCAAGCATGACAGTGCATCTAATAGGCGTAGTTAATGTGCTTGGACACTATCATGGTTACAGAAATCACGAAACAAAGGATCATAGTTCTAATAGTTGGATTGCTAACATTGTTAGTTTAGGTGAAGGATGGCATAACAACCATCATGCAAAGCCTGCAAATTATCACACTGGAGAAAAATGGTGGGAGTGGGACTTAATGGGATCATTAATTAAATTAATTAAGATTGACTAATGGGTACATTTTATATAGAAAAGCCTGAACTAGCATATGTCCATGTTCCTAGAACTGGCATGGCAATGAAGAAGGTTATCTCAGATTGGTTACATCCTAACTTTAATGTACTATCTCACGTAGATTGGATGGTTGATCATCCGCACTTAGGCATGGTACGTGAACACTATCCAAATGCTAAGACAATAACTGTAGTACGCAACCCGTGGCAAAGAGTTTTTAGCTTATACCGCAAAGTGCGTGACGAAGGATATTGGTTAGACTGGAATGGACAAACTGTACTAGAACTAAAGCCTATCAATGAATGGGTTGCTGACTATTGCAATCCTGATATACCTTTTGAATTTCCAAGATGGTTTAATCGCTTTACGAATCAAGTAGACTTTATTAATGTAAACAACGAATGGGTTGATTATATATGTAAAGCAGAAACCCTAGAAGAAGATTTAAAAACTGTACAAGAGTACTTAGGTTGTAACTTGCCATTACCTAACATTGTAGGATACGATCATTGGGAGTTCAAAGAGCATTTCAATAGCGCAAGTATTGCAGCCATAAAAAAAGTCCACGCACGAGACGTAGACTTTTTTAATTATAAAGTTTAGTTATTAGTTTAAGTCTACCCAGGCTGATCCAGTGTAGCCTTGGAACTTAGTACCTGTTGTATTAAACACCATCATACCTGCTGTTGGAGTAGTAATTACTGCATCTCTAGCAGTGTTATCAGCATATACACCTGGCTTAATGAATGATGTAGTTTCAACTGGTTTATTTCCAGTTAGTATGTTGTTCCATCCATCTGTACCGTGATAATAACTTAATCCAGCAAGTGTAGTATCGTATACTATTGTGCCTTGTAAACCTAATCCGCCACTTACTTTAGCAAGTAGTGAATTTTTGACTGTAGTTGTTATGCCTAGTGATTGAATTGCTGGTGCAGTAAATACTCCGTTTGATTCTAAACGAGCAAACGAAGTGTTGAATGTGCCGTTGTCATCTCGTATACTAAAATCTATTCTACCTGGTGTCGCTTCCGTACCAACAGTATTTTCAGATACTCCGATATTTATAACTGCTTGTGTTTTATAAGCAGCGCCATCGTATCCTTCGCCTAATATTGACAATATTGAATCGCCAACAACAACAGTAGTAGGAGCAGCAAGTGTTCCTCTTGAAGTTGTAGTACGGTGTACTGGGCCTTGTTCAATTTCGCCCCCAACAGTTTGAGATACTAACTTTACCCCTGTTGCTGTTGTTCGTACTACGTTTGTATTGCTCTTAAGATCTAAAATGCCTTCTGCTGTAACACTATTTGTACTAGTTGTAGAAGCAAGAAGTGACTGAATAGTAATAGTATTGCCAACTCCGTCTACTATAAGTGTACTATCATCAGCAAATAAACTACCAGTTACGTCACCGTCAAACGTACCTGAAAAACTACCAGTTAGTGAACCGACACTATCTGCTGCTGCTTCCCACTTATTGGTTCCGCTATTAAATTTTAGTACATCGTTATTTAATGCGCCTGTTAAATCAGTATCAGTAAGCGCATCTAATGTAGTAGAACCACCGCTGCCGCCGGTAACAATTGTTCCACCAACAGTAGTACTGTCACCTACATATACTAATTTAGTATCAGTGGTGTAAATCAACTCGCCTGCTAATGGGGTTGTTAGCAAGCGCTCTGCATTTGTGCCGCGTCTTAGACGTAGTGCCATATGTAAACTCCTAAAATATCTATTATTAGTATTTATACATTTTTAAAGATATCCTAAGAACTATTTACGTTTTTTCATAAAGCTTTTAGTTCTACTTTTAACATCTGCAACTACTTTAGCAGTATTTAAACGAAAATCAACATGCGATATTTCTTCATTATATTCTGCAAGAAAAGTTTCTAAACTACCTTCAACTTTAGAAACATCTCCTTTGTTTTGCAACGCTTGTCGATCTAAATCAATTTCCCAGATTTTTCCAGAATGAAAGTGTACGTGTACGCTATGAATATAATCAATCGGAACTGCTTTTATTTCAACATCGTCAAAAATCTCAGGCCACTGTTTGATTACTTCTGGGGGTAATTTGTTCTTAGGCACTTGCTGATGTCTTTTTAACAATAGCTTTCTTTACTGTAGGCATAAGCTCTTCTGCTTGTCTACGTAATACTGCTGCTTCCTTGCTTAACCGGTCTGCATCACTGCGGAATTTAGCTGCTAGTGCTTCGTCAGTTAGTACGCCATCAGTAGCTACCGCAGCGGTTCCTGCCGATTGTGCAGCCATTTCGCTAGCGGTGATCTTTGGCTCAGATTGTTGTGCTGTTGGAACTGTCGAACCGTCTCTAGTTTTTACAGCTAAGTCGTTTACGGTTACACCTTTTTGTTGTGCAATTAGTTCATTTAATTCACTTAATAGAATACTAGTGTTTCTATTAGGCATCATCTCAACATTCTTAGTTGGAACTTTAATCATTTTACCAGTGGTATGGAATCGTGCAAGCATGTTGCTGCCATCTGGTAAAGATGTACGCATCATTGCTGTTGCTAGATCTTCTGATTCTTGTCCTGCTGCTGATTCGACTAGTTTGATAAGTGTATCATGTTCGTCAGCGCCTAAATTTTCTGTAGTTACTACAATACAGTTATCAGGCTCACCCGGTACTACTTTGTATGCAACAATTACTTTGCGTTGATTATTAGCCATACGGCCTACGTGCTTTAACATATTATGCTCCTTTTGCAGGTTGCTGTTGTGCTACTGCGTTTAAAAACTGCTCTAGTTTAGTATAAGTTTGACCAACGGTCATCATTTCGTTTGGCTTAAAAGCGCCACGTTGACTAGCAACATCAATAATGCTCTTTAGTGCTTGTAAATCTTGCACAGTTAGGTCGGGACCCTGAGCAACTTCTTGTGTTACGGGTTGGGTTGCTTCAACGTTTGTATCTTCACTCATAATTATCTCCTTGTATAGTATATATGCGTACTTTATTTATTTGTACTTTAAATGTGGACACGCTAACATGAAATAACTGAGGTCTTTAATTTCTTCAAACCCTACAGTTAAAACTGGTGTTATCTTATTCTCGTCGTTCAGTGATACGTTTTTACCAATATAGAAACGATTTTTTAAGTTTTGTTTAACCCATTTTACAATACTAGCTTCGATATTGTATGTCATAGGCAAGTTAACGTATTCAAAATGAGGCGGAGCCGATTTGACTTGCCTCACTTCAAATACATTTAACGGATTAGGCGTCCTGTTTTTTATCATGCCGCCACGTCATAGTGCGCAGTAACTCCAAACGGCGCCTGCAAGTTTTTATCACGATGACTGTGAATAATAAAAACTGTATCGCAGTAATCTGAATCACCCCAGCTGTCCCAAGGATATCCATCTGTAAACATAATGAACTTCTTAGGCTGGATGTCATTCTCTTTCATATATGTCCAGTTAGCATCAAAGTCAGTGCCGCCACCGCCCATAATTTCGTAGTCTGACAAGTCATCACCGCCGTCTGCACTAAAGTCTTGCTCGTTATAGACCTTAGTATCAAAGCACCACAATTTAATGTTGTAGTCTTGATATTCGTCCATAATACCTTTAATTTCACTTAAGAAGTCTTTAGCTTGTTCATTGCCTATAGAACCTGACATGTCTAAGCTAATAGCAACATCAATTGTATCTTGAAAGTTCATGCCTGGCAAAATAGCACCGCTCATTTGTCCTTTACGGCTAGGACGACTAAACGTATAATCACTTTTAATAGTACTTTGGATCTGCTGACGCAGTAGTTCACGCCAGTTCATCTTAGGCTCAGTTAACTCTTGTATCATACGTGCAACACCTGCAGGAACATTACCTGCACCTGCTGTCTGCGCCGCTGAGATCATATTTTCTTTGATCCCATCTTTAATCTTCTTCATTTCTTCTTTTGAGTACTTAGGCTTACTCTTGCTTACATTATTTCCGTTGCCGTCTTTAGATTCGCCGGCGTCTTTACCTTCGCCGTCTTCGCCTTCCATGTCAAGGTGTTCATCTAGCATTTCGCCTAGTTGTTTTAAGTACTCTTCGCCGTTCTTTTCTGCTTCTTTAAATAGTTCATCGTACACATCTTCAGAAGTCCATCCTTCATATTTAAAGTCTTGATAGCAGTCTACAATTTTAGGCTTACAGCCGATGCGATCACGTACAAGTAAATTGTTTACAATATAGTCGGCGGCAATATTATACAACATAGGATTCCGCTCATCGCGCCGCCCAAGGTGATCAAACACCATATGTAGAATTTCGTGCGCAACAACAAACTCAATTTCTTTATTGTCCATTGCATTAAAGAACTGTGTGTTGTAGAATAAATTACGTCCGTCTACAGCGGCAGTAGGAAGCCATTCGTCTGCCGCTGCAATACGCAAGCGTGTAGCCATGTTACCAAAGAAAGGATGGCGCAACAACAGTCCTACACGAGCAGTAATAATACGGTCCATAACTTCAACACGCATTACTTCTAATGCTTGCTCAGTGATATCTGGATTAGGTTGCCAGTTTTTAAGCTTACTTGCAGTATCTTTAGTAGCCATTTGTATCACCTTTTTATTAACTTATACATATATTATAGCATCTATAGTGCATATGTCAACCGTTATTTTAATTTGAAAGAAAGGACGGGTCCAAAAGAACCCGTCCTTTCCGTTCATTAAGCGGACTGCGCAGCCTTAATATACTTACCGAATCGCTCATGAAACTCGTCAAAACACTCTACTTCATCTGGGTCAATAGGCAAAGCATACTGTGTAAGAGCAAGTTTAATACCCATAACAACTAGCTCAGTCTCAAAGTTATCCATTGCAAAGCGCAGGAAGTTATTTACTTTATCATCAAACTTCTTATCGTTTTTGTCAGCGGCTTCTTTTAGTTCGTAACAGAGTGAAATTGTCAATGAATACATAGCACTAATTTCTTTAGTCTTCATCTCTTTTACTTTACCAAGCAAAATGTCAGTAGGATTAGGCATGCTTGACGCAACTTTACGGTGCGCCATAAATTTTACAGCAAGGCCCTCGCCTACTGCGCCACTAACTAAGTCAGTAGTAGTGTTATCGTCGATGCCGTCTTCGAGCAATTCGCTAACAAAACTCCAGCTACGAGGAGTTGCAAAGCTGCGACTTGGGCTCTTAGGATCAAAGTCGTACAAGTCTTTCTTTGCAAATGTCAAGTAACCTACAACATCTTTATGGATTCTGTTATCAACTGCCCACTGAAACCAGTCGTTGAAGTCAACACGTAGTTCTAAGTGAATAAAGCGGTTAGCCAACGGAGCAGGCATACGATAAGTAACGCCTTTATCTGCTTCACGATTGCCGGCTGCAACAATAACAACGTTGTCTGGCAACTTGTAAGTGCCTACACGCCGATTCAAAATTAGTTGATATGCTGCTGCTTGTACGCTAGGAGCCGCTGAGTTCATTTCGTCTAAGAACAATACAATAGTATCGTACTGTGCTGCAAACTCTTGTGTAGGAAGTTCTGAAGGCGCACCCCATACCATAGTACCTGAGTTACTATCAAAATACGGAATACCTTTAATGTCTGTAGGTTCCCAAAGACTCAAACGAATGTCAATCAAATGCGCATTTGTAAAACTGTCAGTAATCTGACGTACAATATCTGACTTACCAATGCCCGGAGGTCCCCAAAGAAACAGCGGCCGTTTTTTAAGCATTGCATGCTTGATTGACGCTTTTGCGCTATTAGGGCTTACAGTACGTGTTCCAGTATCCATTTTGCATTCCTTTTAAGTGTGTGTTTTGTTACGCTATGTATATATTATAGCACCAATACAGGAAATGTCAAGTGTTTTATAAGAACTTAGGAACTTTTTTGTCTATTCATGGCCTTTGTAATGCCATATTTGCGAAGATCGCCGCTGAAAAGAGTAAGTTCGACTGCTTTCTTTTCGTTCGTTACTGTGATACTTTTGTGTGTAAGATAGTAAGGGCAGTCAATAAACTGATCTAAGAATATAATAACTTGCGTAGTAAGCGGCATATCCTTAGCAAAAGGTATATCGTATATTGCTAGATCTATCTGTAGGAGAACCTCAAATCCTGTGTCCGTTAGCCTTAGGCCGCCCGCACCTTTATCTCTGTTGTTTTTCCACCACAGAGGAATGTATTCTTTTATAGTTGATTCGTTTGTACTTTTATCTAGTTCTTTTAGAAAGATTTTAGTATAAGTCTCTTTCCAGTTCATTCTTCTGTAACCACCTCACCGTTAGTGAGCTTATATACTGCAAAGTCTTCACATCTAAACATTTCGTTTAATTTTTTAGAAAGATTATGTGCATGTCCGGGATTACTAAAGCTAGTTTTCTTGTACTTAGGTCCGGGATAATTTGTTAGGGCATTTGCACTTTTAAGATTGAACGGCTTACTCTGATAAAAAACTGCCCAGATAGCGTCAGCTTCTAAAACTTGTTCTGACTTATACGTTTTATTGTTTATATTTTCTAAAATAACTGTTGGCTTTGGTCTACTCATATACGTAATCCTTTAATTAACTACGTATATATTTATCTCTTTTCAACAGTTATCTGCGTACTTAAAACTTAGATCCACCATCGAGTTTAATCTCAATAATTTCATCGTTGTTATTTTTAGATTGTGCAACTAATAGTTCAAGATCGCCATGTAAACGACTCATAACAGCACCGAGTGTAAATGCCAGTGTCTTTGCTGTAGCAATGTCTAGTTTAACTTCTCTTGCACGGCTTTGTTCAGCAGCCTTTACAGCATTTAAAAACTGTTGTAAAGGAATAGTGTTTAACGGTTCAACGATTTGCAATTGATAACTCCTGACGCATTTCTAACTCAAACTTAAACGGGCCTCTAGTTTCGTATCGTTCCACTGTAATAAGTTTAGGGCAATGGCTCTTAACCCATCCTTTGTCAAACTTAATAATATAATATCCTGCACAGTATTGACTTTTTGAATTATTGCTTTTAGTAAACAATGGAAGTTTACGTTTTACATCATACAGCGTATTAAACGGATTAACACTAGTTGGGAATCCGTGTACTATAAACAGGTCAAGTGTATCGTCTACTACTTTTGGTGTAATATCACTCCAAATAATATCAGTACCAAACTTTTTCTTCATTTGTCGTTTATTGTCAAAGAAACAAGTTTCTACACGACTACTAAACATATATCGATTGTCATTCCATGTCATAGTACCGATACGTTGTTCGTTGCTTTCAACAATCCAAAATTTATCTTTTAGTACAGGTTTTGCTTTTAATGTCATACTGGATACCTCGCTTGTAATGGTTCTGCATAGCTTTGTGCTTGATCTGCAATACGTTGCATATCCCACTTGGCACAAAACTTCATAAGACGCATGCCTACTTGCGTAATTTCTTTAGGCACCGCATTTTCTGTGATAGTTGTATTAATAATTTCTCTAATGTCTGCAGGTTGTGCAGTTAAATCACATAATACTACGTTACGATTATAATCATCTAATACACGATGCTCTGCACCTTCGTGATCGGACCAACGTTGTAACATCATGTTATTCCAATTAAAGCCTTTTGAAGTCTTATCTTCGTATGCTTCTATAAGACCAACTTTGTTCTTAGTACCTTTTGTACGTACACCTGGATACGCACTGAACACATTATCGCTTGTATCGCCACGCATACATTTCTCAAACAGCATAAATGCAGGGTGCGGCGCAGGCTTTGCTTCTTTAGTTTTCTTATCAATTACTCGCTGGCCTTTGTCATCAAAATAACCTTCGTGTGTAATAGTCATGTTAGCAACGCCATTATATTGCTTTACATTAGGCGCAATAAGTTGTGCAAAGTCACCATCTGTACTAATAATAATATGAGTATCATTAGGATGCATTTGTACCCAACCAGCAATTAAGTCATCTGCTTCTAGTTGCGAATGACGCATAACAGTACAATTAGTCTTTTCAGTAACGAAGTTTTTAAACTCGTCAAAGATACCCCAGAATGCAGTATCTTCTTCTGCTTCTGTTACAGATAGTTTGCCGCGGGCAACTTGCCTGTTGCGCTTGTAGGGCTCGTAAAAGTCCTTGCGCCAGCTACGACCTTCTAAACAGAACACAACGTGATCTGCTTTAAAGTCAGTCCATGCTTTCTTTACACTGTTTAGCGTAATGTGTAGTGCCATGCCTACCTTTGTGTCGATATCGCCGCGTACTACGTGACGAGCTCTAAAGAAAGTATTAGCAGTATCTACTAGAATGTAAGTTGCCATTTGTGTAACCTTTTATTGCGTTAATTTAAATATAGTATAACATGTTTACACATAATTGTCAACTAACTTCCGACTTACCTTTAGAGATAGGAATAACATTAATATAGCCCGCGCCTCGATTTGTATCTTGACCACCTTCTTCTAACATATTGTGTACGATGTCACGGAACCAACGATCAACAATTTCTTCTTCAGGATCATTGTCAACGCCGTATCCTGCTTGAACTAGTTGCGCAATAAAGTAATCATTCCAATCAAGTTCAAAGAAGCCGTTACGCACATTCTCTGCGTTTACTTTAACATCAATAACATTTACCCAAGGCTCTTTACGTTTAGTAGCATACGCTTTAGGATCTCTTACTTTAAGTAATTCTAGTTCTTTTGCTTCTAGTGCCGCTGCTTCCTCAGCAATACGTGCTTCTACTTTATCTAAACCTGTTAATTTCTTTAAAAAGTTTTTCATTCGCTCTCCTTTGTGTATGTCACATGTTGTGTAATTTCGCCGATCAACAAATACTTAGGCTCAGTATAACTACTAGTACCTTTAATCTCTAATCTAACATACACGTCGTTTGCTTGTAATTTATTCCAGCTTACATTAAGTGCGTTAACATCTTTTTCAAACTGTTTTACAAGAGCTATCACTTTTGGGTCTTTCATATCTATTTCCTTAGTTTATCGAATTGTTCTTCTGTGGGTATGTCACGCCTAAGTGTTTTAAGCGCAGTATCATCAAGTCCCCCAGGCATTTCCGAATAAGCTAATATGGAGTCTTGGAGTGAATCGGTATCCTTTTGCCATAGCAAGTTTTGCAACTTCCTGTACGGTAAGGTTATAACCTTCTGTACGACCACCCATTGGCATAAGATAAACTGGCACATTGATTCCGATATTTCTATAAGCCTTGACAGCCCTATCAACTTCTTCAACGTCAACACTGTCAGCAACGACAAATTTAAAATACATATCAGCATTAAGTATAGAGCGGTAATTGGCAGCAACAGCAGGCTTAATAGCGTCTGCCCAAGATTCACCAGATACGGAGAGCTTGGGCGAACAACTAAACGTTGTTTTAAATCTTGCCTGATT